GTTGTTGAATTCTCATCAATGTATCATATCCAGTTAGCATAACCTTTGGATTTCCACCACGAGTCCAAACAAGTCTGAAAATTTCATCCAAGTGGTCAAGTGATAGAGTTCTGTTAGTAGAACCGCTGTCAGCAGAATCCTCAGCATATGACCAAGAGTTGGCCGCTACATTTCTGTCGATTGAGTAAATGTCTTCGTCGCCAGCATCGTAGTGAGTACCAGATGTCATTGAGTTAACACCAGTGGTGATTCTGTCAAGTTATTCAAAGTCATTTCCTGCTACAGTTGTTACATCCTCAGTTAGCATATCATTGATATGTTCTGCGTGATGCTTACCCATTTCTTCTTTCAAGACTGAACGAATGTCACCTAGACCGTCGTCTTTGTCGTTTAGGAAGATTGCTGTCTCAGACATGTCGAATGAGTGAGCAATAGTTTTAGGCTTTGCTGCAACATTTTGGAAGGTAGGTTTGGTTGTGTCTGGTAGTGTACCGTTCTCTGCAATTCCGCCACCAACAGTCTTGGAAGGCTTAGCAGTAACTACTCTCCATCCGCTTCTGTCCCATGGTTTCTTTGGTAGAATTGAAAATGCGTTGAATTCTTGGTTTAGTTGTGACCAAACTTTTCTACCGTAGATTGCTTGGTATGTTCCTGCTGTTGTGCTTAGCAATGGTGCATCAGCCTTCAATAGTTCTGAGCCAGAGTATGAATATCCCATACTTTGTCCAGCACCGTAGTAGTAGCGCTCCATATCATTGATTGTTCTCATGTAATTTCTTGCCATATATATCTCTCCTTAATTTTGTTTATCCTCTATTTCAGTTGTTGAAAACACTCCCAGCGAGGTTGTGTACCTCTGACCAGTCCATGCTTGCCATGTCCATTGTCGAAGGAACTTCGATAGTGGAAAGTTGTTTTCTGATTGTTGCTGCCTCTACTGAGTCAGATGACTTACTAATGTTGTCAATTCTGCCACTTAGGTCAGACAATGCCTTTTCGATGTTAGCAAGTGGTGTTCTTGCGTCAAAGGAAGCGGCTTCTCTTGCTTGTGCTTCTGATGTAAGTTCTTTGTTTAGTCTGTCAGCAAATACATTTCCTAGATTGGATTTGAATTGTTCTTCAAGAGATGCTGCTTTGTAAACTTCATATGCTGCTTCAAGGTCAGTTGCGGAAACTCCACTTGGGTGTAAGTATCCTTTTGCTACTGCGCCGCTTCCGCCGCTGTTGATTTTACCGATAGCGTTAGTAGATGGTGAACCACCTTCTTGTGCTCTTCCTTTAACTTGTCCAGCGAAGTAATCTGCACCGTCGCCAATTGATTCTGGTGTACTACCTAGATTCTGCTTTGCTATACTATCAAAGTGACCTCTTGCACCCATTATATCAACGCCTGCTGATTTAAGGGTGTTTTCCATCCAGTTCAGATAGTCAGTAGTAATGACATCGGAATATCCTTTTGCCATATCTGCATCTTCTTTGTGCTCAGCACCGTACATTTTCTTATCTTCGTCTTCGGTCATTTCTTCCGCCTCATCTTTTTTGGGTTTCTTGTCTTGAGATTCTTCAAGAGCCCTCTTTGCTGCTTCTGGCATTTCGCCTTTTTCCATAGCGTCGAGTCTTCCGTTCAGTCTATCTAGTGTGCTTGACAATTCGCCTAATACATTATCGTTCATATTTGTGTCCTCCTTCAATATACGGAATGTCGCCTCCGGGTTAATACCTTTTTCGCAAATAGTAACCTCATGAAGTTCTAGTTTGGAGATTTCTGTGTAGTCACCGTGTTTTTGGTCACTCTTTCGCATTCTCTTGAATGCTTGTCCTCCAATACTAAAACCTCTAAGGGCACCTTTGCGAATTTCTTTGGCAACTTCTCTTGCCTTTTCTATGTCGTCTCGTAGTTTAATGACTACGAACATACCAGCATCATCAACGCCGGATTTCCAAACTCTACCGTTAGAGTCAGTGTAAGATGGTATTACGCTTCCTACTTGTATGTTAGAGTGAGCGAGTTGTACATTTCGGAAACCGTCTGCTTTCATAAAGTCGTCAAACGCATTACCTAGAGCGCCTCTAGTAATCAAGTCACCTTGCTTGTCTACCATCTCTACAGATGCGTATCCAGCAATTACTAGGTCGCTATCAGCCTTCAAAATACTAATACTTCCGCCGTGATTAACGGGGGAAGTTCTCAGTGATGCAGATGCTGCCATTGCTTCTATAGACTATGCTCATACTATTTAATCAAGTATGGAAGACAGCCTTATCTGAATCTATCTCTAGTACACCTTCTGATACAGGTATGACTAAGTGCTTTTTGTCCTCTTGGTCTTCTGTTTCTGGTTCTATAGAGGAGTCTTCTCCGGGGCGTTTTTTGTTGTCATAGTCAGGCATTGTCTTCTCGTCGTGAAGATTAGTCGGACCCATAGGTGATTCTATAGGAGTAGCGTAGTCAATACCTAATCCCATAGCACCAGTACTAGACTGTCCAACTGAGCCTACCCCGCTCTTGAGTAACTTCTCGATAAGTAAAAGACCCTTTACTAATACTTTATCTCGTTCTTGGTTTACTGTCCACTTAGTTTCTTTTATTTTCTTAGGAGGGATTAGAGGTTTACCATCACCCTTTGATTCATGAACTTCGGCTTTATCTTCTTGCTCAGGCTCTTTAATATCTAAATTAGCCTTGAGTAAAGCACCTGCTATCGGCCCCCAGTATGCTCTTTGGCTTTCAGACAACCTAATCAAATAATTATTAGACGATAAAGGACTATGTAAAGACCAATTACCTAGTGATTCTGTCGCTTTGTAAACTACATCGCCTTGTGGCATGACCACTCTTATTCCGCTCTTTGCTCTATGTACTTCACATAACCATTGTGAATCAAGAGACTTTGCTAGTAGACCAAGTGTTTCTCGACTAACCAGACCTTCACCTTCTGCTTCACCTATAATATCTGAACCGGTCAATGTGTAAACATACTCATCTTCTATAGACTCTACTTTGGTGACATTAGCCGCATTAACCCTAACATGGTCACCTTCGTTGTATTTATCTGGACTGTTAAACGCAACTCCTACATCCATGTAAGTTTCTTCGCCCGACTCTACTGCTCGATTACCTATACTCTCTGCTTGAGTAATTGGACCAGTACCTAGTCTGTAAGTATAAGGTCCGTTGCCTCTTCTTTCCAATACTCTCAAGACTACATCTTTACCGGGCTTGAGCATAACCCACTTAGGGTGGCGGAGTTCACCCGCCATGTAAGTTGACTTAGCGTCTCTTAGTAGTAAAGATTCATGTTCTTTCTGTAAATCTTCAACTGCTAGTTTAAGACCAGCGTCGTCTGTAAGTCTAGTATCACTAGCGCTTGGAAGATGTATATTCTCAATACCTTCCATACCCCCTCTTAGTATCTTTATCCTGTCATCAATAGTTACTTCGTGAACTTCTTTATCGTCAAACTCCAAGACATCGAAAATATAGTACCCTTCTTCTGTCTTAATTACATCCACATGGTAATTTTCATCAGCAACTTTATTGAAATTTTTCTTATCATCATCTGATAAATCAAATGTAGGCGATGTCACTTTATCATCATCTTTCTTGACAAAGCCTCTCTCACCTTCTGGCATAACAGATACTATCCAGTCGCCTGTAAAGCCACGCAGGTGTTCAAGGTCATCAAGTTCAAAGATACGATGCATAGGCTGTAGAGTAGGGACTTTGGGTCCTAGGTCTTTTCTGATAATGTCAGGATTGGTTAAATCAGCCAAGCCTATTTCTGATTTGTAACTGGCCTTTGGGTCTTGGTTTCTTGAATAGGATACAGAATCTTGTACAAACTGAGCCCCCATCTTAGATGCTTCGTTTAATTTCTCCCTTGATTCTTGGTGCTCAGGAGAATTTAGTTTATCCAACCATTCGGGTGGCGCTATATCTTTCCAGAAAGAATAAAGCAAAGGCACTAACCTTTGCTTGTTACCATCAGGAGTAAGAGTAATCTTAGGAGTACCGTCTGCGGATAAAGTATAGTTGAAGTTTGGTCTCATTTCATGGCCGAACTCATGTTTGAAACCTCCCGAATTGTAAATGCTATGTACCGTACTGGTGTCATGTCCAGTCGGCCCTACCTTGACACGACCTAAACCTCTAATTGTTTCAGTCGTACTTTGCGGTGCTTCCACTTCTGGGAAACTAGTAATCAAAGAGTTTAGAGTTTGCATTACTCTGTGTTTGACATCTTTGAATCTAGCATCTTTTTTCTTTCTATTTCCAAACTCAGAGCGCTTTGTATGTAAGTCTTCTTCAAATCTATCATCTAAGTTATGTGCAAGTTGGAAACCTATACCAGCCTGTTTGCTTCTTTCATCTGAACCTTTACGGCCTAAAACTGCATATATCTGTTCTACTTTTCTAGCAAACTCTTTAACATCTGGTTTATTTCTTCTTTTATTATTATCCAAATCTGCAAGCATAGCGTCAATATCTATATCTGGATACTTCTGACTAATCAACTGTCGACCTGACATAACCGGCGGTATAGGTTTACCTTCGTTTAATCTAGGAAGTACGGTATTGTCGATATAATCTTTCATAGTTTGCCTTAATCTATTATCGGATGTATCTAGGCCAAGCGAATTCATAAATGAGTTTTCAAACTCAATTCTCTTGTTCTCTGAATCTTTAACCAAAGGTTCGTATTTACTGGGGTTTTCTTGATATGGCTGGCTGTCTAGTATCTGATTTATTCTAAAACTCTGATTAAAATAATCTTCTATAGCGTCTTCTGGTACACTAACCCCTGACGAAGAAACCGAAGTTTTCAAATCAGCAGAAAAGTCATCAGTCTTTACAGACCTACCAGTTACATCTGTATCTGTATTACCAGCAGTGTGTATGTCGTGGGCATCAGAAGGAGCCCTGTGCAAATAGTCATTAGACATCTGTGCCCACATTCGCATGTTAGCAGCGATGGTTTGAAAATCAGCATTAGGATTAAAGATTTCAGCAAGTAGTGACTGACCTTCTGGCGTTTGCATCATGTCTTGTTTTAACTTAATACCCGCTTCTGTTATGGCGTTAGTATCACTTCGCAAAACATTCTGCAAAGTATTGTAATGACCGTCACCTCCGAAAGTTCTACTTTCGACTTTCTCTTTCCTTTCCCAATCTTTCGCCTTCCTTCTTAGTTCTTCGAGTTCTTCACTCTTAGCAGGTTTCAACTGAGGCGGTAAATCAGGAAATTCATTTTCCAAAGATTCGATTTGTGCAATTAAGCCTTCGTAATAATCAGACTCTTGCTCTAAACTATCTGGTCTATCAGTTACGGATAACTGACGGCTCAATGAGCCTACTGGGTTTAATTCTCTTCCTGCATAACCAGCCATACCTATATCTTCTTCATTTTCATTTGCCAAATTGAATTGATGCTGTGCAAGGTTATCTTCGAGCCTATCAAGCATTCTCTGTTTACCAGCAGGTAGTTCTTTCAACTCTTGCATCAAATTGGTTTTTTCAAATGACAGTAAATTTTGAAACTTTTCTAACTCTTCTTCACTTGCACCTACAGGAGGTTTCTTACTATCAAGTGCAGCGATTTCGTTTACTAACCTAATCCGGTCTTGCTCAAAAGATGCCTCTAGTCTTTCTATTTCGGACTCTTTATCAAACGCTTCTGGTTTCCTAGCGTACCTCGACGCTAAATCTTCTAAGTCTGCATGGTCAGACAAGGTAGAAGAAGGCCTTCCTTCTTCACCTATACCTCTGTCTCTGTGACTAATTACTGTACTGGCAGGAGCCATAGGTGGATTTGCCATACCTAGCGCTGTACCTAAACTGTGAAACGAATGACTGATAACTGACGCTGTATCGTCATCAGAAAAATTACCTTTATGGGCGTGTTTTGTTCTTAAATGGTTAGCAGTTTTGCCTCTCAGAGCATCGTGAGCGGCGGTTGCCATGGTATTATCACCCGTAATTCTACCAGTGTGAAACTTATCGTGCTCTTCATTAGTAAATTTACCATTTACACTTGACATGTGTCTAGCATCGTGAGCATTTAGACTACCTAGTCTTTTAGTTCCTGTTACATTGAAAGGTGAAAGCATAGAACCTAATCTTTCAAAATCACCTTTGTAAGAGACACCTTCACCTGTAGTTCCCCTCATTATACTTAACTGCCTTTGTCCAAAAGGCCCCATGAACCCTTCCATGCTCCGTGTGTTCAAATCAGTATGAACAGGAATTATCGAATTAGCAGTTTTATCAAACATCAAACTGCTTTCTCTTAACCCGCCCAAATCAGTTTCTCGACTAGCCTTTTCGTAATCGACTTCTTCTTCGTCTTCTCCGATATCAAAGTCGTCTCCGTAAAAGTCCCTGATGGTCTGGGCTTCTTTTTCCTTAGCGGCGTCTTCTTTCGGATTGAACATAATTGAATGGTGATGCAACAAGTCAAACAGTAGATTAGGATTCTTACCCAAACCACCTACTTGGAAAGGTTTTTTCCAATGAGTAGCAAGTGTTTCAGCGTCGTCAGTATAATC